ATGGCCCCTGATTTACAAAAGTATTACGAAGAAACCTTTAATACCATGAGTACTAAAGGTTGGGACTTCTTAATTGAAGACTTTGAAGAGATTAAGGCTAGTTTAAACGATATTTCTACTGTCAACGATACACAAACACTTCATTATCGTAAAGGACAGTTGGATATTCTTGAATTGGTTTTAGGGCGTAAGGCTGTGTGTGAGAAGGTATATGAGGATTTACAGGATAAGCAGGGAGACTTGCGATGAAACGTCTGTATAACTTTTTATGTACCAACAATCACATAACTGAATCGCTGGTAGATAGCGATCATACCACTGCTAAATGTAAGGTATGTAGTAAGGACGCTATTAGGCTCATTTCAGCTCCTACCATTGGGTTAGATGCCATATCTGGTGACTTCCCCGGTGCAACGGCTAAGTGGGCTGCTGTGAGAGCTGATAGGCTCAAGCAGGAACAAAAGAGAGGATCTGAGTAATCAGGCAACCCAATTCTATTTTTAAGTTAATCCTGTAATCCATACGTGGACAGGGAAAGGTTAGGTATGGCTTTAATTGATAGTAATGAGGAACTAGGTAGCGTTAGTGAGATCGAAGCTGAAGACTTTAAACAACAAGAGTCCTCAAATGCACGACAGACTCAACAACCTTCACCAGAACAGCCCCAAGAGATCCCTGAGAAATACAAAGGGAAGAATCTCGAAGATATTGTTCGTATGCACCAAGAGGCTGAAAAGCTAATCGGTAGGCAAGCACAGGAAGTTGGAGAAGTTAGGCGTTTAGCTGATGATCTAATTAAACAAAGCTTATCTCAAAAGACTCAACAACAAGCTCAACCACAAGCGGTGGAGAACCCACCACAAGAGATTGATTTCTTTGAAGATCCGCAGAGTCACGTTAATCGTGCTGTTGCAAATCATCCAGACGTAATTGCCGCTAAACAGGCATCACAGCAGTTAAAGCAAATTCAGACACACGCAATGCTCAACAAGAAGCATCCTGACTTTGCAGATATTGTACGTGATGGTGAGTTTATTGAGTGGGTTAAAGCCTCTCCCATGAGACTTAATATCTACGCAATGGCAGATGCTAACTATGATTTCAATGCAGCTGATGAACTGCTCTCAACATTCAAACAGATCCGTACATCTAAGACACAACAAACTACTGATGCAGGTAACGCTGTTCGCAAACAGAATCTGAAAGCAGCTGGTGTCGATGTTGGGGGAACTGGAGAATCTTCTAAGAAAGTATATCGTCGTGCCGACCTTATCCGGCTACGTATGCAAGATCCTGACCGTTATGAAGCACTGCAACCTGAGATTATGGCTGCGTACTCTGAAGGCAGGGTTAAATAATTTAATTTAATTCACAAATTCACAGGAGAATTTTAAAATGGCATTAGGAACAGATCACGTAACGAGTACGACCGCAGCAACGTTTATTCCAGAAGTATGGAGTGATGAAATTGTTGCGGCTTACAAAAAGAGCTTGGTTGCAGCTAACCTAGTTAAGAAGATGAGCTTCAAGGGCAAGAAAGGTGACGTAGTTCACATTCCAGTCCCTGCACGTGGCACAGCTTCTGCTAAGGCAGCTTCTACACAAGTTACACTCATTGCAGCTACTGAATCAGAAGTAACTGTCTCTATCAACAAGCACTACGAGTACTCACGTTTGATTGAGGACATCGTTGAAGCTCAGGCATTGTCTAGCTTGCGTCAGTTCTACACTGATGACGCTGGTTATGCTTTGGGTAAGCAAGTTGATACTGACTTGGTGAACTTGGGTCAACAGTTCAATGTTTCAACAGCTGGTGCGGGTAACTTCCGCTACGCTGGTGCTTTTGTTGGTGCTGATGGCTCTACAGCTTTTGACTACTCAGCTTCCTCTGGTGCTGGTAATGCTTCAGCTTTGACAGCTGCTGGCATTCGTCGTACAATTCAGCGTCTTGATGACAGCGATGTTCCTATGGACAACCGCTTCTTCTTGATTCCTCCTTCAGTGCGTAACACTATTCTTGGTTTGACTGAGTTCACAACCTTCAATAGCGTTGGTGAAGCTGGTTCAGCTAACAGCATCCGTAACGGCATGATTGGTGACATCTATGGTGTTCCAGTCTACGTTTCGTCCAATGCTGGCACAGCTAAGTCTGCTGCTGACGGTTCCGGTACTACCATTGGTCGTGTGTGCTTGATGGCTCACAAGGACTCTATGGTGTTGGTGGAGCAAGTTGGTGTCCGTTCACAGACTCAGTACAAACAAGAGTACCTCGGTACATTGTTCACAGCTGATACTCTGTACGGTTGCGCTGAGTTGCGTAACTACGGTGGCGTTGCCCTCGTGGTTCCAGCTTAATAGCTAGATAGGTTCCCATGCTCACAAGGCGTGGGAGCCTTTTTAATGTATTACTATTTAGTACATCAGAAAGGTAACAGACATAATGGCAAAGTTTAAATGTAAGCAGTCAGGTAACACAGTGGAGTTCTTCCAAGCTCATGAGATTGCTGAGATGAAGAAACATGAAGGTTACACTGAGGTAGTAGAAGTAGTGGTTGAAACTCCTAAAGTAACTAAGAAAACAGTAAAACAAGATGAAACCAGTATCGACGGGTAATGTTCTTACTGCTGCAACGCAGACTACTATTTTCACAGTACCTACTGGTTACTATGCTAGGTGGCCTCTTTGTTATGTTGTAAACCATTCAGGTAATAATAAGTTTATTGATGTTGTGTGGTATGACGCAAGTGCAGCAACTGAGATTTTCGTATTAGATAACTATGTTTTAAGCCCAACTCAGTTTATTAAGTTTAACGATGGTGCTTATATTGTGCTTGAAGAGGGCGATCAAGTTCGTGCAACGTCTGAGACTGGTTCAACAATGAATATTATCAACACGTTTGAGTTATACAGAAAAGGCGAATAAATCATGGCAGCTCCTCAAGCACTGACACCTGAGCAGATACAGCAGATTATCGCTGCAGGTCGTGGTAACACAGTTAATCTGAACGGTACTATCTATCAAGGTAATTGGGCTGATACAGGCTCAGGTGAAACTTTACAACAAGGTGCTCTTCAAAACATCTATGGTTACACACCTGAGCAAAACAAAGTAGGTGGTACTTACAATCAGTATGATCCTACAGGTGTTTTTCAACAGACAGGAACACAACAAGAAGTTAATGCTAATAAAGACTTCTTAAAGTTTTTAGCTGGCTCAGCATTAACATTTGCTTTACCCGGTGCTCTTAGTGGCTCATTGTTTGGTACTGGTGCAGCAGGTGCAGCTGGTGCTGAAACTGCTTTTGCTGGTGAAGCGTTAGCAGATGCAGGGTTGCTTGCAGGTGGTGCTACAGCAGCTGAAGTAGCTGCAGCAGCAGCTTCAACAGGTTTAACTACTGCTCAAGTTGCTAACTTACTAAAAGCTGGTATTAGTATTGCAGGACTTGTAAGTGCTAATAATGCTATCTCCAATGCTAGTGGTAATAAAGCTGGAGCAAATACTACAGCAGCTGGTGTATCAATCCCTACACAAGGTACTCCACAGTACAATGCTGATTACTATTCAAGAGTTCAACGTGCATACAATCAAGCTATGCCCGGTGCTCCTCGTGATGTAGTATCTAACCTAGCTGCATGGTACGGTGGTGATGCTGGCGGTGCTGGTGGTATGATGTCAGGAGCTGATACAGCCAATGCAGCTGTCGCTAAAGACTTGAACGGTGTATCAAGGACTCCAGCTAATCTCGTAGCTCCTATGACATCTTTGATGAATGCTTACAGATCTGGTAATGTCCCTCAGACTAAGCAAGCTCTCATTGGTGCTCTCAATGCTGGTATGTCTACTGAGCAGCTAATGAAGACATTTAACTTGCAGATGAAGGATGTTGATTACTTGCGAGGTCAAGGCTACTATTTACCAGCTATGACCAATGAGATTAAAGATGTAATTGGTCAAGAGTTAAAGAATCCAGTTACAGCTTATGCTAACATTGTAGCTAAGATGGATGCTACAGGTACTAATCCTGCAGCAGTTGCTAAAGCAATGAATCTTCCAGTTACAGAAGTACAGAATGCTTATAACCAACTGAATCCTAAAGGCTTGTTTGCAACGAACAATCCTAACTTTGGTGCTGTAGATGCTGGCTTTATCTACAATGTAGCTAAGAATCCAGCTGACTATCAAACTGCCATTGAGAATGTTCAACAATATCGTGGGGCTGATGAGGCAGGTCAGCAATCAATAGTTGAGAAAACCTTGGCTGCTGAGTTGGCAGCTAGACCGGGATCATCATTGGCAGCACTTCAGCAGATGGGTACAGCTTACGGTGTAAGTCCTGCTGATGTAGCAGCTGCTTACGCTAAACTTGGTTACGTATAAGGAATAACTTAGATGACCGCAACGATCATTACAAAGAATAGCAGTACAGCCTCAGCAGTCCCTGTAGCAGGTGACTTAGTAGCTGGTGAGCTTGCAATTAACACCACAGATAAGAAACTATACACCAAGAGTGGTAGTACAATCGTTAAGGTTGTTGGCTCTTTAGGTAATCAAGAGGCTAACGCTGTAGCAATTACAGGCGGTTCTATCACAGGCATGGGTAGTCCATCAGGCTCAACAGATGTATCCACTAAAGGTTATGTCGATGGCTTGATTACCACAGGTGCATCCAATGTAACACTTTCAAGTGAGTGGGCTTCTAAGACTACAGGTCAAGTAGCTTCAACTGATTACTCATCTAAAGCTTGGTCTATCGGTGGTACAGGTGTTACAAACAGTGCAGGTGCAGCTAAGGAGTGGGCTACTAAGACTGGCTCTACTGTAGATGGTACTCTGTACTCAGCTAAGTACTACTCTACAGAGGCAGCATCGTCAGCTACATTGGCTAACGATTGGGCTACTAAGACTTCAGGTACTGTAGCTGGTGGTGAGTACTCAGCTAAGTATCATGCTCAAGCTGCTTCTACCAGTGCATCTAATGCCTCAACAAGTGCCTCTAATGCCTCCAGTGCTCAGACAGCTGCTGAAGCTGCTCGTGATGCTACATTGACAGCCTATGATAACTTTGATGATCGTTACTTAGGTTCTAAAACAGCAGACCCATCAGTAGATAACGATGGTAATGCTCTAGTGGCTGGTACTCTGTACTTCAACAGTGTATCTCAGATTATGAAGCTGTACACTGGTTCAGCTTGGGTAGCTGCTTATGTCTCAGGTGCTGATTATCTGTCTAAAGCTAACAACCTATCTGACTTAACCAATACAGCTACAGCTCGTACTAACTTAGGTGTGGCTATTGGTACTAACGTACAAGCTTGGGATGCTGACTTAGATACATGGGCTACAAAGACGGCTCCATCAGGTACTGTCGTAGGTACAACAGATACTCAAACATTAACTTCTAAGACTGTTGAAGCTGGCACATTCACCAACGGCTACACAGAAGAACTAGGTACAGCAAGCACTAGCACAGCCTACACCATTGACCTTGCTAACGGCTCTGTGCAGTACCTAACATTAACTGGCAACTGCACATACACATTCCCCACACCTGCTGCTGGTAAGAGTTTTACATTGGTACAGAAGCAAGATGGTACAGGCTCTCGTACTGTGACATGGCCTGCATCGGTTAAGTGGCCTGCTGGTACTGCACCGACTATTACAGCTACAGCTTCTAAGGCTGATAAGTTTGTCTTCACAGCCATTGATTCGTCAAGTTGGCTTGGGTCAGTGGCTGGACAGAACTACACAGTCTAAGGATATAAATGTTTAGTTCAAACACAACACAAGCCTCTACTGGTGGCTATCAAATCTCACGCAGTTTGCGCTTTAACAGCGCAGATTCTGCTTATCTGAATCGTACTCCTGCGAGTGCGGGGAATCGTAAGACTTGGACATTTAGCGCATGGGTTAAGTTGAGTGCGCTTACTGGAAACAACATCTTGTTTAGCGCAAGCAATGGCTCTAGTACGCAGTTTTACATCAATTTTTCATCTGCTAATACTTTGGATGTAGTTGACTATAGTGGTTCAACACAATTACAAAAAACAACTACACAAGTATTTCGTGACCCTAGTGCCTTTTACCATTTGGTTGTTGTTTTAGATACAACGCAAGCATCTGCATCTAATCGATTTAGACTGTACATAAATGGCGTAGAAGTTACGGCTTTTTCGGGGACAAACATAACCCCAAGCCAAAACTATGATGGTGCTGTAAATTCAACTGTGCCTCATGCGTATGGTCGTGACGAGTTTGGTGACAATAACTATTACAGTGGTTATCTGACAGAAACTTATCTAATCGATGGTCAAGCCCTAACCCCATCATCCTTTGGAGAAACCAACGCACAAACAGGCGTATGGCAACCTAAAGCCTACTCAGGCTCATACGGCACTAACGGCTTCTATCTGAACTTCTCAGACAATAGCAACACAACTGCGGCTACATTGGGTAAAGACTACTCAGGTAACGGCAACAACTGGACACCTAATAACTTCAGCGTGACTGCTGGTGCGGGTAATGACTCTCTTGTTGATTCACCAACAAGCTATGGTGTGGATACT